CATATCCTTGGGTTTAGGCGCATCAAAGTCACTTACTTCTTCAACGGAATAGAACCCTTGAACACTTCCAGGAAACACCGATCGTATACCTTCCGAAATGCATCGGGATCTGAGCATTGCTCTTGGAAACTTTTGCCAGCCCGAACCTGGTTTGACAAGACCGATCTTGGTTGCCTGTTCAATTGTCCATGTAACGGCAAGCTCTCCACCATTGGGGTGACTAAATACGCCTGTAACTTTCTCATCTGTGTAGTCCTTCCAGTCCACTTTACCACCCGCATTTTGAAACCTTGCTAGCATCGCATCGGCTTTTAATGCTGGTCTGCCTTGGATGATATGAAAATCCCGTGCTGCTGTGGCGGGGTGCATACCTTCCGCTTGTGCTACTGCCATTAGCGCTAACACGCTATTGGTATCCTTCATCCCGAATAAACCGCTTTTGGCTATTGCTTCTGCCATCTGCGACATATCGGTAAAACTCACAATATTGCTCATCTTATCCCCTTTCATTAGGTGTCTTTACTTCACTAAAAATCTACGACTGCCAGGCTGCTCAATCACAAACTGCTCGTAAATGTCAGGCATGGCTTGTTTAAAGAGATCACTTGAAAAGCGCTTACTGCTCTTGCTACTGCGCCAGGTTACTAAGGTATCTCCTGAGATGGATACGATCTCACCCTTATCTCCCATGGTGTTGCGGATCGCTACCTCTAAGGCTTCACTCTGATCCTCTAGCGCTTTGATATTAGCCTTGTATTGCTTGAGCTGGGCGACTGCTACCTCTACATTTTGCGTTGCAACAATTGTTTCATCGGTGCTGGTTGGATATACCAGTTTGGTTTGCTCTATGGTTTCTGCGGGTGGTAGGGTGTCGGTCTTGCAATACGCCCATAACTTCGCCATACGCTGTACTAGGTCATCTTGCATACCCTCGGTGATGTCAAACTCAATGGTTACAAATTCGTTTCCACCAAATAGAACAGCCAAAAATATACGATTGATATTATGACAAGCAGATTCGTGTATGAGCTGGGCAAGGTCAGCATCAGGAATCCGATTAGCATCGGCATCAAACTTATTACGAACTCCAGCGTTATAGTTTTTAGCTTCAACAAGCACAGTACCATCTGCGCTAATGAAATCAAAATGAGAACGCATCCAATCGTGTTTGGGGTGAGTGAGAGCATAGTCGGCTTCCTTTAACTCTATCTTGTGTTTGTCTTGAAACAAGCGCCCAATCACAGGCTGCATGATATGACCCATCTGTACCGCTTCCACATCGGATAGGTCAGGCGCTTCTCGTTTACCTTGCTTGGTGAGTATGACATCCACAGCCCGACCATTGGCAGCCATGCGGGAATCACCAGACCACCAGGCGCTATTGCGTACCTCGGGCGCAAAGTCTGTTTGAGCATTAGCCATGATGTTCTTCCGTTTCAAACAATTTGCTATTAGCTAATTCTTCAATTTGTGGAATGAGATTGGCGTGGTCAAGCAATACATAGACACTTACACCACCGATACGCAAATCATGGATTTCAAAATAATCGCTCATAATTCCTACGCTTGTATCGGCATCGCATACCTCTCCAATAACTTCGATAGGCGCATCAAATAAAGTAATTATCATCATGCACCTCTTGTGATGATGTTGAGTAGTGCGATGAGATGATTAACTTGCTTGCGATAGAAGTCCACTTGCTTGCGTAGCTCTGCTATCTCATCTAACCCTTGCTCAACAGCTTCATCCTGGCGCTCTACTAATCCTTCTAGCGCTGTAATGCGCTTTTGTAGGGTTGTGCTTGTATTGGTACTACCTTTGGTTCTTGCCATGGTTATCTCCCGAATGGAATAGTGGATAGTTCATCAAGCGCTGCATGGTCAACTTCTTCAAACCAGGTGGCATCTTGCCCGCAGCGTGTTGGTGTCATGCGATTGGTGTAAGCAAACCCGTAGATTGGTTTGCCATTAACGGGGTTGGTGTGCATATCTTTACTGCACTCATCACCGCTACGAAAGTGCATACAGCTAGTGCATAGTTTCATACGAATTGTCCTCTAGTTAGGTTATCTGATTAGTACTACAACTACATATTACTACATTAAATTATTTAATGCAACTAATCGAATAACAATTGTTGCGTTGGTACACTTTCTCCCGAATCGTAGCGCTTTGAATCCCCTTTAGGATAAGGCTCTACCTGGTAATTTAGGGATTTTTGTAAGACTTTCTTATCCCGCTTGTCAGCATGGATATAAACATATCGGTACTTGGCGCTTCTGAATACCCGTATGGATGGATCTTTGTTGTGCCTGGAGTGTTTACCATCTCGACCACCCATGTCAGTTCTTTCCTTTGTAATGCCCGTATAAAGGAAGTTAGTAGCTTGATAAACATAGCCAATATGCCCTTGTCCAGAATCCGCATACGACACAATGATTGCTGGTTTTGGTAATAACTTGATGGAATGGGCTACCAGGAATGATGATTGGTTTTTCGTATTGTCTTGTAAGCATAGGCGATTAAGCTCTAGCACATGGCTTGACCACTCTTGACCGCACACCCCCATACATAGGGCTGGTGAAGCGGGTATCCCATAGGTAACGACACCAATTAACTCCGATTGTTCATACAGTCCAAATGCGTACATGATCTGTGGTATGCGCTTTGCATAGTGTTTGTGAAGTAGCCATGGGTAGCTTTCACTTGGCTTGATGGGTAACACTTTCATAATGGCATAACCATACCATATCTAAATAATCATGTAAAGCATACATAGATACTTATATACTTCTATATATATATATACGAATAGACTATTCTTCGTAAAATATATTTCGTAGTTATACGAGTTATACGCCTATACTATCTCTATCATATAACTTCGTAGAATAGATATAGTAGTTCTAATAGACATAGAGGTAGTATATACATCGGAGTTATACATCGTCTAGACACATCTATGTATGGGGTTCTTGGGGTATCGTTGGGGTTCACGATCTCCAGGGCTTGACGGATGAGGTCCAGAATGACCCAGGCGCATGAGGTAGCGAAAAAAGAGAGCCAATCAGGTCAATAAAGCGCACACACGCCCGAGGGAACAATCAGGTGCTTTTGAGAAGTTCAAAACCACGGCTACCGCAAGTCGTGGTCAAAGTCTAGCAGCTCGATTGAAAATGGCAAATGGTTTGATGACAAGCATTTTTTTAAAACCGATTTAAACTGGTTTTAAGGCAAAAAAAAGGGCAGCTATAAGCTACCCTATAAACTAAGCGAGAAAAGCGCTTAAAACAGCATTAAAAACGATAATAGAGCTATCCAGGATAGTATTGCTATTACCTTATCGAGAAAACTATCGTTATAAGTAATCATTTAATCTAATCTCCCTGGTTTAACAGTAGAAAGCCAGGCGTTAAAACTAAGCGCCTGGATGCCTTGTTTAGCTGCCCAATAACAGTAAGCGCTATATTTGGTTTTAGCGCTCATGGATAGATTACCTCTATCTCTGAGCATAATTCTGTTATGTACTCGCAGCTATCCGCTGTATCGTTATCTCTAAATTCTGATATAGCATCATCCCTAGAAAATCCGCTATACAGAATAAAACACTCTAAACATTCGTTATAGCTTACTTCTGTACCCTCAAAAAAGTATTTAGGCATAAATCCCCCGTTAGGTTAGTTAGGTGAAATGATTAGCTAAATGCTAATCCGATAAGCGCCTATTTATAAGCGCTTACCAGGTAGCACTAAAAGCAATATTTAGGATTAACGCCCGCTTGTTTTTTGTATTCATTCCAGCGATGATTTGCCCTAAAATTGGCGATCCTATAGACCTTGCGCCAATCTTGAATATTTTCATCCTGGCAAAAATCAATAATTGCTAGCATTTCATCCCCGCAAAAATCCCTAGTATTAATGATTAACTCGATTGCCTGGTTTATTTGATTTTCTGATATATAGCTCATTTTTAACCCTTTCTAGGCTGCTGCCTGGTTAGCTAAACAATCTAGCTCATTGATGTAGTTTGCTGCTTTTTGAGCTAGTGCTGCAGCGTTAAATATCGCCTTGTTATCAGCACGCAAGCATTTTAGCCAGCTACCAATATAATCAGCGTGCCTAAGATCACCCTCTATTTTATAATCCTGGCATAAGAAAGCTGCGCCCATTTCAGCAACTAGCTCTTCAAAGGCGTAGGCAGCATCAGCAAATCTAGCGCCCTTAGTACGATCTAACCTATGCTTAGCTCCGCTCCAATGGGTGAGTTCATGCAATACAGTAGCGTAATAATGCGCTTCACCTTTAAAGCTGGTTTTATCAGGCATACCAATAAAATCCTCACCAGGTCTATAAAATGCCTGGCTTAATCCATGTTTGATGGTAGCGCCTGTTTTTAGAATACGATCATCTAAAGCGGGTACAGGGTTAAACACTTCGATTGTAGGTTTAGGTTGCACGAAATCGATACCCTCTACCTGGCTTGCATTAAATACGAAATAGCTTTTTAAACAGTGATAGCTTTTATTCTCTACTTGCCCGTTTTCAGGGTTAACGCCTTCTTTTTTAATGGGTGAGTAAAAAACGATTTGCGAACCCTTTTCGCCTTTTTTAACCATTCCGCCTAATTGCTGCCATTGTTTAAAGCTACCCCATAGCGGAGATGTATAACCGCTCATGCCTAGGATTAAGCGATTAATGCCTTGATATGGCTTGTGGCTTACTATGTTTTGATCTTCACTAGTACCAGCATTCCAGGGTTTAATCCAGGGTGCAGCGCCACGCTCTAGCTCTTCAATAATTCTATTCGTAACATTGTCATAAATTGATTGTTGCATGATGTATATCCCTTTTAGGTTAGGTGATTAGATTAGAGTACCAAATACAATTACAGCAAAAAAAGCATAAGTTATAGCTATAGTGAAATACAAAATAGTTGGATCAATTTCATACAGATTGTTTAGTAGTTTTTTAATCATAATTTCCTTGTTTAGTTAGGTTATGCAATTAGTTTGCATAGAGTGATTATACATAAATCTAGGTTATGCAACCATTTACGCTATGATATATTTCTATCAACTATCGTATATTGATATATAATAACTATAGTCTATTGTTTATCGTCTATAGTCTATATATATATAGTGTATATAGTAGCGTAGTAATGTAGTAAGTAATCGTATATAAGGGGTAAGCGATAAATGGAATGGCGGGAGGGATGCCAACAATCAGGCGCTTTCAGAGTTAGGCTTTTTCCTGGCAGCCAGGCGCTCGGGATTGCGCTTTAGTCAATCGGGTAATTTGATCTTGGGTAAGGGCATGAAAAGCGCTAGCGTAATTTCAGTTTGGTTTTTTGGTTATGGGCTTTGCAATCAATTTGCAAAATTCTGTTTTGTTTTTGGTGTTTAGATTGGGCATGAAACATCAAAGCTGCGCACCCCATTCCCACCCCACCCCAAAGAAAAATCAGATTTTCTGAAGTATGTCGGTATTAGGCGTAAGGTCTATGGAATCGAAGGTTGTCGTGTAGATGGTTCTACCCCTTATCTTGTCGATGTTCCATTGGTTGTAGGTAGTCCACAAAGGTCCTGTGTCCACCGCCACAATGTATTGGCAATACTGCGCTAGGTTACCGATCTCGGTGACCGTCATGTGCATCTCTAGCGTGCTTGGGCATAGTTTGGTGGGATAGACCGTCATCACATCCATGTCCTTGCACAGCAGCTTGGTTAGGCTCTCAAACTTCTCTAAGGAGAAAGAGGGCAACTGGTTGCTTCCTGGTGGGCAATTGATGATGAGGACATCAAAGGGCTTATAGACCTTCTTTCTCAAGGCGGGGTACTCAAAGAATAGGTCGTACTTAGTCCGTATCGGGTTCTTTACCCCTAGGCGCTTGGAGAGGGTGTCAAACCAGTCTAGGTGCAGATCAACCCAATGGCGCTGTTTGGGGTGTCGGTAAAACCAGCCATCCACGCCAAGCCAGGCGTTTGTTGCAGAATCGACCTTCTCTCCTAGGGGGAGAATCTCGATAGTCGTTAAATCTTCCACTACTGCAAGCAACTGCGGGATATAGATGTCCTGGCAGTAATGACGAAAGATGTAGTCGGGATAGAGATAAGACAGTCGCCTAAGATAGTTTAGGTGGATTAGCTGGTCACCTAGATGATATTCATTGTAGGTTTGTATCATGTTGTGTATTATATGGTTATGAAAGGAGATGTAAAGATGAATATAGAGATTGAAAAGAATATTCCAATTCCCCCTGAGAAAAAGCGCAATGTGTACCCATATAAGATCATGGACATTGGAGAGAGTTTTGTGATTCCACAAGCAAAGATACAAATTGTGTGCAATGCCAACTACCGAGCTGGCAAAGTATCGGGTAAAAAGTTTATCGCTAGGCGAGAAGGGGATGGGGTACGGGTATGGAGAACATCGTAAAAGAAGCCAATGGCTCAAAGAGCGTCAATGAGCTAATTGAAAAAGCAAGTGATGATGCTAAAAAGATGTATATGCAACGCATTTGGGCGATGGATAAGGAGCAAGTATTCCACGAATTAATGCGAGTTCATGCCGAGAGTTCCAAGCTGCTTATGCAAGCCCAAGCGGAATTAGAGCGTTTGCGCCAAGTGGTAGGTGAGGATGACCCAAAGCGACATTGATAAATTAACCCAAGAACGCCTACTGTACAAAGCCGAAATGTTAAAAGCCATTGCTTGCCGAACTAAGAAACAGAAGATAAAGTTAGCAAATCAATGGAAAGAAAGCTATAGCGCCATGACTTATACCGCTTTGATTAATCTAGCCCGTAACCACGAAGCCAGGTTAAAGGTAGCGTATTGGGATATTCCAAACTTTGAGCAAAAGAAACTAAACAAACACCAATGAAAAAGACCGCAGCAGTCGTTACCGTCACCACGGGTCGCAAAGAGCTAGAGCGTTGTTTACGAGGTGTGGCACACCAATCCTATCCATGTACCCATTATGTTCTGTGTGATGGCGAGGATGACCACGCAGTAGCCCAGTTCTACGATATGACTAGGGATTACGCTAAGTACGAAGCCCGTTGGTCTTATTGGGGTAATACTATTGGTGGCAATGGTTGGTTAGGTCAGCGCTGGCTAGCGGCTGCGCCACAACTCATTACCGAGGATGTTACTTTCTTTTGCAATGACGATGATTGGTATGACCAGCACCATGTTAAATCCATTATGGACAAGATTGAACAAGGCTACGACTGGGCGCACTCTTTACGCAAGGTGTATGACAAAGACGGCAAGTATTTGTTTGATGACAATTGCGAAGCTATTGGGGAAAACCACCACGCTTGGAATATTGAAGGTCATCATTTTGTGGACTGGTGTATGTGGGGTATGAAAACAGAGAAGTTACGCCAGATTGCTATCTTGCTAAACAACAAAGACTTAGCCGTAGATCGTTACTTTTATAACGCAGCAAAGCAACTATTTCCAAACTTTACGAGTACCAATCGGCATACCTTTAACTTCCGCTTAGGTGGTGGGTGCGGGGTGCAAAAGGAGTTCTTTGAACAAGGCAACGCCTGGATGCTCAAAAAGTTTGACAACAAATTACCGTGGATTAAAACCTAATGGATTTTAACCTTAGCCAGTTTTACAACTTTTGCTCTCAGCTGCAGATTGAAACCAAAGAGCAAGGACTAAAGCGCATGGGCAATCTGCTCGGTACGCAGACCTATGTAATGAATGAAATCAAAAAGGGCTTGGCAGAGGATGTGCATTTCTTTGTCATCCTGAAAGGAAGGCAACTTGGCATCACTACAATATCACTCGCACTTGATCTCTACTGGCACTTCACCCATCCAGGATTGCAAGGAACGCTCACCACAGACACCGAAGAAAACCGAGATATGTTCCGAAGCACCCTTGCCATGTATATGGAAGGTTTACCCAAAGAGTATCGAATCCCGCTTCTTGCCCACAATCGGAATCAGCTTTCCCTCAAGAATCGCAGCCGTCTGTTTTATCAAGTCGCTGGGCTTAGAGCAAAAGGTTCACTTGGTCGTGGAAAAGCTATCACATACCTACATGGTACGGAAACAAGTTCTTGGGGAGATGAAGAAGGACTAGCTTCCCTATTGGCTTCGTTAGCCGAAACCAACCCAGATCGGATGTACTTGTTTGAATCGACTGCCCGTGGCTTTAATATGTTCCACGATATGTATGTCACCGCTAAACGGGCTAGAACGCAAAGAGCCATTTTCTGTGGCTGGTGGCGCAATGAACTATACAGCCTAGATCCTGAAGGTCAAACCTACAAAGTGTATTGGGATGGCAAGCTATCAGGCGAAGAAAAGGAATGGGTACGGGATATTAAAAAACTGTACAACTTTGAAATCAATAGCCGTCAAATAGCCTGGTGGCGCTGGAAACTCTATGAAGGCATTAAGGATGACAGCTTAATGTACCAAGAGTTCCCGCCTACCGAGGACTATGCCTTTGTGATGACGGGTACTTCTTTCTTTTCTAATGCAAGGTGTACAGATGCCGTCAAAAAGATTAAGCGAATGGATTGTGAATACTTTAGATACAGCTTTGGAGTTAACTTCCAAGATACTGAAGTCCTTAAATCCACAGAAAGATTGGCTACGCTCAAGGTTTGGGAGCAGCCTGTTGATACTGCTTATTATGTTATTGGCGCTGATCCCGCTTACGGTAGTTCTGATTGGGCTGATCGCTTCTGTATTCAGGTCTATCGGGTATATGCTGATGGGATGGAGCAAGTAGCTTCCTTTGCAACATCGGAACTAAACACTTACCAGTTTGCATGGATCATTGCCCACTTAGCGGGTGCATACAAAAACTCTACCCTAAACCTTGAAGTCAACGGTCCTGGTCAAGCCGTGATTAACGAACTAAAGAATTTAAGACGACAAGCTGCCAACATGGGTAGCGCATTGGGCAAAGACCTGATGGATGTGTACGCCAATATGCAAAACTACATTTGGCGCAGAAATGACACCTTGGGCGGAATATCGAACAGCATTGGCTGGCTGACTACCGCTGCTACCAAAGAACGGATGCTTACCTACATGAAGGATTACTTTGAGCGTGGCATGATGGACATTTACGACATGGACACCATTGAAGAAATGAAAACCATGGTGCGTGATGGTGGCTCAATCATGGCTTCTGGGCGTAATAAAGATGACCGAGTAATTGCGTCTGCTTTGGCGTGCGCTGCCTTTGCCGAGCAAGTACAACCTAGGCTAATAGCCCAAAAGATTACCCGCAATATTTCACGGGTGCAAGACGACTTTACTCCAGAGCAATTAACTGTTGGGCGTAATGTATCGGATTACTTAAAACGCATTGGGGTGTATGGACAATGAAACCCACGATTCCAAAGCGTGATTTAAAAATTATCATGCACCGATTTTTGTCAGACAAAGATCGAGGAATTAGTATTCCTTTGTTTTCGGATTTATGTGGCATATCCATTAACCAGATACGGGATGTGTTTTTAAACAACACCGAACCCTTGAGTGAGTATGTGCAAAGGCGGGTTAGCAAAGCGTACAACGAGTGGAAAGATGGCGAAGTTGCCATTATGCAAAACCGAGATACCAGCAAGTTTGTGCAGTACCGCAAAGAATCCAAGCCAGCTTTAGAGAAAGTAACCAAGTTGCAAGTGGTTAATGGAGAGATTAAGATTAAGTTAGGTATTAATAAGAAGTATGATTATTCAGATAGTACATTAGATGAACAGTTAGGAAGGGGATGATATGGCTGTAAAAAATGATTACAAATGCCCAACACACGGGTACTTTGAAAGCACCAAGGCAAAATGCCCAATGAAAGGATGTCAAGATGAAGTTTTTATCGTTTTTCTCCAAGCTCCAGCAATGCTTTCAGCAAAAACTCGGTTTACCGACAAGTCAACCAAGCAACTTGCCATCGAGTTTGATATGTCAAACATCAAAACCACCAGAGAAGGCGAAAACCAAAGCGGATACCTTACCCGTAAAAACAAGTTCTCCGAAAAAGAATACGCAGAAGTCGAAAAGTACGCTACCCGCAAAAGAGGTAACAAGGACAAGCTCAAACCTGAATCGATCCCGCAAGCGCAGCCAAAAGAAGCCCGCCCTGGTGATTCAGCGATCTGGGGTGGCGGATTCCAAGGACTAAATATGCAATCCCTACTTGCTGGTCGAGGTATTCAACCAGTACGGGATGAAGCGGTGGGCTTGACACCTTCTCAAGCTGGCATACAATCAGGACCTAGGGTTGATCCAAAATCTACTCTGCGTGATCCTGACAACTTAAAGATTAAGACATGAGAATCCCATCAAACGCACAAGAACGAGAAGATTTTTATTTAGAAACCTTGCAAAAATGCTTGGTATCCAAGGAGGAAAGGCGGGCGGATTACCATACCCTACGGGCGTATTACTTGTTTGGCGCTGGTCCAGAAGAACCACCAGCTTACTTTAATAAAATTAATCCGCACCTCGATCAGCTTTCTTCTTTCCTTTACTCGGCAGACACGACCCGTTTTTCTATTCAGCTTGGTGCGTCAGTCAATCACATTGAACACCGCAAAACACCATCTTTAACCAATGCCTTAAATGATGAGTGGCTAAATTCCAATGCCGACCAAGTGTTCTCGCAAGCCTTAAATTGGTCTTTGGTGTACAACACCACTTATCTAAAGTTAGTGGTGAATAACGGCATACACCCGTACATGATTGAACCATCCTCCGTAGGCGTGCTGCGGGAGGATACCCCTTATACAGACAGGCAAGAAGCCATCGTTCAGACTTATTACATTACTAAATCGGACCTCTACGCCCGTCTGTATTCCCATCCCAAGCGAGATGAACTAGTCAAGCGTGTTACGACTGGCTCTGGTCCACAAGATAGCGACATTCCTGATGCGGTCAATCGCATTGTGACTAGCCAAACCAACCCAACCATTTACGGTAATGTGAACATGGATTTGTATGGCGAGATGCGCTATCAAGCCAGACTAGCCGAAGATACCGTGGAAATGCACGAATTATGGGTGTGGAATGATGATATTGGTGACTATC